GTCCCGATCAGTAGATGGAGCATAGGCGCCGGAAGCGTTACGCTTCCGCTGAACGGGTAGCTTCATTACATCGTAGAGAAGGCGCTTGACTTGGTGCGGGCTGTTCCAGTTAATAGGCGGGATACCCACACCGTCTTCGACTAGGATGTCGAACTGTGATTTAAGTTGGACAAGTTTTTCCTCCATCTCCTTAACGACCTTGCGGCGCCGGTTCTGATTAACCAAGACGCCGCGCAGGTTCATTTCAAGGATCGGGGCCTGGAGGGCCTTCGACATTTCGTAAGTCTTGCGAGCTGTGTCGTCAATGACGTTGTCTAGCTCGCGGAAGATTTCCCAAGTAACCCCGCAGTCCAGGCCGTTATAAATCCAGTGGCCCTCGTCGGGAGAGATTTTATTAAGGTCAAGGTTCGCCGTATTGATAATCTTCGCCACAAATATTCTCCCACGAAATAAGTAGAACAGGCTTGCCCCAAGCACGTGCCTGTTCGCGTTCGGCTCTGACCCCGGTGCTTTCCTCCCAACCAGGAAGTTGGAGTATCCAAAGCTCCTCAGCCTCGAAAAGCATGTCTAGGTCGGGGCCTTGCCAAAAGCCCCAGGTTCTAGGTAGGTCGAAGTTACAGGCAAGGTAGTGGTTGTGGGCAATGGGAGAATAGACTGTTATGTTTTTGCGAAGGAAGTGGGCGACGGTATAGCTAGCTTGGTGGAACCTCTCTTGCATCACTGCCGGATCGGGGTGTGCGTAGGGACTGGCTAGGTAGATGAACATTATCCCTCCAGTGCTTGGCGTTCAGCTTCGACATCGCGATCGACTACGTCCTCGAACTGGCCGGGGTAACGAACGCGAAGTTTCTCAATTACGCGGTGTTGGACTTCCTCCAAGCTGATGTCAAGGGCATCGCAAGCCAGCGCTACATACCAAAGCAGATCGCCGATCTCCTCGATAAGGTTGACAGTGTCAAGCTCGCGGCCGTAGAAGAACGTTTTCTTGAGGGCGTCGAGGAACTCCCCGGACTCGGTGGCCAGGCCCAAGCCTGCGTGGAGCAGCCGATCGTAAAGGGCGGAAGGATACTTTCGTTCGTCGAGGGGAAAGGCCTTAGCCTCCGTGCGAACAGCTTGCTTAACAAAGTCCATATTCATTCTCCTACAAAGTTGCAGATTACTTGCTTGATGAGGACGAGGGTCTTTGGACCCAGGCCCCGGAAAGCTAGAAGCTCCTTATCCGTGTGGTTGAGTAGTCCGTTAAGGGTGGTGATCCCGTGGGAGCCTAGAAGGACTTTAACGCGGAGAGGGAGGGGGAGATAGGCAAGCCGATGCTGGCCACGCCCGATTGTGTTACGGAGCTTAACAACCTCTTCCACGCTCGACGCCATGCGATGTGCGATGTCGCTGTTGGAAAGGCCTAGGGCCTCCAGCTTTCGGAATTGGCGTAGGTCAGCAATCAGCGCGTCTATGCCGAGGACGCGACCCTCGTCGAGGAAGTCAGTCATGCTTCAATCCTTTTCGCATAAATTTCCATGAAGCCTCGTTGGTGTAAAGGGTGGCGAGAAAGCCCAGGCCCTTTTCCATTTCCGGCATCCAGGCGTGGTGGAGAAGCATAGTGTCTTCGACAGCCTGGGGCACGGGGATACCGTAGCGACGCCAGAGGAAGTGAATGTCGTAAAGGCCGTTCTGGAAAAGGGCTGGCTTCTGGCACCAGCGCCGGACATAGCGTAGCGCGGCTACCTCTTCCTCAGGCGTGTGCCAATAAGACTTTCCATTTTCGAGAAACAGGGGGATGACAATGGCAGAGGCCTCGTTGGGCGCGAAGCCAATGCAGGTGATCTGGTCTCCTTTTGTCTCGATGTCGATAGAAAGGAGGGAGGCCGGCTGGATAAATTCCCGATCGTATTCTTCCAGGTCGGCCAAAGTAGGCTCTATCCAGATAAAGCGTTCGGGGCGAGAAACTTCCGGCGTCGTGCTTTCACGCAGGGCTTTAGATAGGTCTGCGATACCGACTGGCCGCGCGGAGAAGTCGCGCAGGATCATGGCCGGGTGGTAGGTGGGGAGGATTTTGTATTCTCGTCCAAGCAGATCGCTGACAGCGGGATGAGACGGAGCGATAGCTCCCCGGATGGATTTAATTCCGCTAGAACGTAGCAGCGCCCATGCTGCTGTAGCTCCAAGAGCAACGATGATATTAGGCTCTTCTCTTCTAATTTCGTCGAAGAGGCGATCCAGCTCTCCAGCATACTCACGCTTGACATACTTGCCTTTCGTCAGCTCGGGAAGTCCGGGGATGCCTTCGGCCTTATTGCCGCACAAGTTTTTGACATCGTTAGAGGGCTTCGGGCGCAGGTTGAATACGTTGGTTACGTAGCACTCGTTGAAGGAGAAGCCGGCGTGGCCGATCATTTGCTTCAACAACCAGCCCGAGGCGCCGACGAAGGGGCGACCAGCCTCTTCTTCCTTCTCGCCCCAGGCCTCGCCCACAAGCATTATATCAGTCATACCCCAGCCTCCGACAATCCTCTAGATTTACCACGGCTTGCCGCATCTTGTCAATGATTTTGTCCAGGTCCTCCAACCTCGGCTTTTCCTTACGATACACTCGCTTGGCAAAGTCAAGGAGGTCGGTGTGCGCGAGGAAGATATCGTTGCAGATAAGGACTTCCACCGGCACGCCGAGGTCCTCAGCGCGGAGGCGAAGGCGGTAATACTCGTTACGCATTTGGCCAATTCGCGCAGGCAACTTCGTAAAACTCCTTGCTAAGTTCGAGGCCAAGGCAGGACATAGCGCCGAGACTTTCCGCCACCTTGATCGCGTTGCCGCTGCCGCAGGTAGGGTCAAGGACAATGCTGTATTCGTCACAGAACATGGACATGAAGTGGCGAAGCATTGGTTCTGGCTTCTCGCTTATATGAATGGCGTCTCTCCGGCCGCCCGCAAACCCGAATGAGTTTGCTTTCGGTCCTGCCTGGGTCAACTTGCGATCCCCGCGTGAGGCGATGAGGGCGGTTTCGTAGGTCCGCCTCGGCCAGCGCTGAGGGTCGGGCGCGATCCCCGCGTTGTCGATCTTGTGCCAAATGAGGGGGAAGGGATTTACCCGCCAGCCCATAGAAGACAGCTTGTTGAACGTGTCGCTGTAGTAATCCATCGAGAACCAGAAGATAAGGTGGGCTGACTCGTGAACTACATTGTCCATGGCGAGGGCAAGGCGGTCGAGGAGGTCCCAATAAACGTCGGGGCTGTCTTCGTAGTGATCGGCCAGCGCGGCATTTTGTCGAGGGCTGTCGGCTACGTTAATGCCGTAGGGAAAGTCGCAATGGATGAGGTTGAACTTGGGGCCGGAGTAGTTGGGCTGCCAGTCGTGGAAGGAGATGTTCTTCAACGGCACCTGCTTGGCTGGTATAGCCGGCGCATTTCCTCCAGCGATATCGGGGTCCTCACCATCGCTCCCTGCCGAGGTAACTGCCGCGTCGATAAGTTCGTTTGCGACTGCCTTTCGCCTTTCCGTGCTACGAGATACAAGGTTATAAGCTGCAGTGAGACCGTCAGCAGAAGCAACTTTTTCATTGTTCATTTCCTCCGAAACGGCAAGGAGCTTCCCGGCCCACCGGCGAGAAATACCGAGGGCGTCAGCCGTTTTCTCTTGCGTCCAGTCCTCTTCGTGTTCGGCTTTTAGCTTGTGGAACCCGGCCACCGCGTTCACCTCTTCCTGCCAAGTGAGGTTGACGCGCTTAGCGTTTTCCTCATACTCAATGCATTGGCGGGTGTAAGGGTCGAGGTCGTCAATGAACTGCGCGGGAATTTCCACCCAGCCTAGTTGACGACACGCGGTGTAGCGCCGCTCGCCGGCGATAAGATTGCCGTCGCGGTCGAGGGTGACGGGGTTGATAAGGCCAAGGCGGAGGATGCTTTCCGCCAGCTCGTCGATGTCGCGAAGTTCCCGACGCTGCCGGTTGTCCCGGTCAACGATGATGGAGGCGATTGGGTAGTTGGTGAAGGAACCGCTGGTCATATGGCGTCCAAGTCTTCGAGGGCTACGGGGATGAGGCTGAGGCCCCGGTCATCTTTGTGGCGACGGCAGCGGGCCAAGGCCTGATCGCGGGGAAGAACCTCGGCGTTGTTGCGATCGGAGGTGTAGTTCCCGTGCTTGCTTAGCCAGCCATTAAGGCGGAGAGAATACATAACGTAGCTCATGTTAGCGGCCTCCAAAGAGCAGGGCCATGCGATGCTGGGCCGCGAGGCGTCGGGCGCTCATCCGCTTCCAGCCTTTAGTGGCGTGGAGATATTCATAGCCCTTCTTGTCTGCGTTGCGATAAAGGTCAGTAGCCTCGGACCGAAGTTTATTCTTCATAAGAACCTCCGAAAAAGTGGGGAGGGAAGATGGCAGTATTCCCTCCCCAAGTTTACTCCTCATAAGGCAGGAATGAGGAGGTTACTCCACCGGCGCCGTGCGCACGATGTTAGCGTGGAAAAGCTCGGGATCATTCTTGTCCGGCTTCCAGCCAATCGCGCCGATGAACTGACCATTAACGCTGTCGTTCAGCATCTTGGCAATGGTCGCTCCCTTCTCCGCGCAGCCGACATGCTGCTCGAAGAAACGCCGCATGTTGTATTCGGTGCGGGCAAACTCCGCCTCGTCGTTCTTGTTGAACATGAACGAGACTCGGTTGGTGATGCCAGTCACCTCGCCGGGATAGTCCTCCATGTCCACGTCGTCGAGCGCTTCGAGGGCCCGGACCTGAACATCGAGGATGTCCCAATCATCCGTCGAACGGACCTCGGGGATTTTGGTAATCGCCCAGCGGTAGGAGCCGACCGGCGGCAGCGGCGGCCGCTCGATCTCTTCGACCTTCTTGTTTGCGATGTCAGCAAAGTTCAAAGCCATATTTATTCTCCAGCTTTAAGTTGTTGGAAGATAGTAGCAAGACCCGTTTCAAGGGGAAGAGTCCCTTCGACCTTAGGGTTTGGGAGCTTAAGGTCGATTACGCCAGTCGGAAGGGTCTTAATTTTCCGCTTGACGTTCGCGCCGGTTCCAGAGGACTCGGCGAGAACCATTGTGTTGAAATACTTGGGGATCACAGGGCCGAGGGCGGAGCCTACCATGTTAGGGTAGCCCTTGTTCATCCCCTCGATGATCTCCTTGTAGTTCACGTGAGTGATAACGATGACATTCATGCGGAAGTCATCGCCGGTAAGCATGGCGATGGAAGACTCCACGGCCTGCTGTGCCGCGAAATACCACTGGCGAGGGTCCTTGGCGGTGGGGTTCATTCCCTTCGCCCACTCGAAGGCAGCACGGCCAAAGGCGCTGCCACTGTCGAGGACGAATATGCAATTCGGGTCCTCAATCTCCGACCACTCGGACATTTTATCCAGCGCGGCGACAAAGGCTTTGGGCATCCCGGAAATAACCGGGCCGGCCTTAGTGGATTTATACTTGTCGCGGATGGTCTCGAACTCAACCTTGGACAAGTCAGCGCCTGCGGCCCGGCCATAGTGAATGAGGGCATCGAGGCCGTTATCCATGTCGAGGATTTTCATCGAGTAGCCGGCCTGGAGAAGAGAGACGAGGCTGCCAGTTTTGCCCGTTCCGCTGTCACCGAGGTAGATTAACTTAGTGTAGTCGCGTGATTGATGTTGGTCCAGTGTTGGCATTGCCGTCTCCTAAGATTGCGTTGTTGAGAGCCAGCGCGACCATCCGGCTGATCTCAATGATAAGGTTGGGAAGGTCCTCTGGTGGAACCGGCCCGGCTGATTGCAGGTCAATGCAGACATCTGCGTAGATGGTTTGTATGCAGATGTGGCCAATGTCTAGCGGTTCTCCAGGGGGTTCCATATCTTTCCTTTCACGAAGTCAGCTTTGAGGAATTGTTCGCGGACACGCGGGCTCTTAGAACATACGTCCCGGAACTCGCAGCCCCCGAAGTTGTTGCAAGAGCTGGGGTTCATTGGAAAGTAGTTATCCACTACTGCTTGGCGGGCACGCGAGATTGTGTTCATCGCGCTGTCGAACCACTCGTTAAGCTGGCCCTCGTCGCGGAAAGTGAAACCACGCTCGAAGCGGGTGAAGCCCACTGCTATCTGCGCGGCGTCAATCATCACTCCCTTGACGGGGAGGTTGAAGATAGACTTGCCGGCGAAAGTATACAAACTCATCTGCGTGTCGGGGTTATACTGGTTGAAGTAGCGAGTGGAAATGGTTGAACCTGTAGTCTTCTGGTCCTGGATGTAGAGCTTGCCACTGTAATCTACAAGGCGGTCGAGGTGGCCGGACAGGATAATGTCGTCGTCTACGGGAAGTTTGAAGGAAAGCTCGACGGCAGCGCTACCGTTGGAGAGGGTAACGGTCTTACAACTGTCATCCGCGAAGTGGTCGAGATACCAAATGATCGTGCGGATAAGGTTGCCTCGAGTTTTCAAGTTGTGGTCGGAAGCCCAAGGCTGGCCTTCTCTCCTTAACTTTCCTTCAGTGCCGCAAGTAGCGCAGTCGAAGTCAACGCTTTTTGCGCCCGGCTGAACTTTGCGTTCTTCGGCAAGTTGCTCTGGAGTGCCTGGGATAATTCCACTGCCTCCGCAGTCGGGGCAAGTCGGGTATTCCCAAGTAGCGATGAGCGTCTCGCGAACTACCTCGACAGTGGCGTCAAGTTTGTCCATACCTTCAGCCACCAGCTTGTGATAGTGTTCGAGGGCGGTGGCGTAGTGCATACCAAA